GACAGCTGCCGGGTAAGAAATAATAGATTTTTTGAAGAAATTTAAAAATGTTCGGCCATGTTCGCTTGAGAAGTGCTAATATGCTATCATGCGGAAGCCAGAGGGTGGAAGCATCCTCCCCCATTTAAGCAACGGCCGCCAGGTGTCACACCCTGGCGGCTGACTAACCGGTATTGTGTAATCCCTCATAAGACAGGCCTGTACTTTAACGGGACAATGCCGCAGGGTACGCAATAGGTATCTGGTTTTATCCCCCATGGCGTTTTCCAGATACGTTGATTTTCTCCTTTGAATATGTCCCTGCTGATACGGTGGGGGCTTTTCATTTGTCGGATTTAGTGATAAACTATAAGAGTATATTATTAACAATTGGAGGATAGCACTATGGGGAATATATTTACAAAAGAAGAGGCAGATATAGTTCATTATGCCGTGCGTAATTATTTAAAAAGAATATTATCTGGTCATGTAGGCGAAGACTATAGTAAAACTCAACCTGATTGGCCAGAGGACTGGGAGAATAAAATTCAAAATAAACTGAAAAATTCAAATCTGTCAAAATTAGAGATTGAAGATATGGAAAGAGGTTTGGAATATTGTAAACTGTGGAAAAGCATTGAAAATAAGTTAGATTAAGTATTTTAGCAAGGATTATTTAATAATATAACAACTCCCGCAGGGAAGGTATGGGACCGAATATGAAGAGAAAACCAAGTTAAGCATCTGTGAGGGTGCTTTTCTTTTGTTGAATTTTGGTGTATGCTAATTAAAACTGCAAAGGGGAAAATAGAATGGGTAAATTTATAGAATGGGTTGACAAACATAAAAAGGTGGCGTTTATAATCTTGTTTTGTATAATTATAATTCCGATCATACTTTGCCAGATTATATATAAAATAGAAACTCCGTATGAATGGCTAGGAGGAGCGTTTGGAGCAGGAGAACTGTTAGGCTATATTGGTAATTCCCTAACATTCATTGGCACTATTATTTTGGGCTTTTTGGCGATTAAACAAAATATTGAGTTGACTGAACTATCGAAACATCAAAATTTAACTAATGATAAAATGATGGAATTAACTGATAGAGCGAATGATATAAGTAAACGTATGCTGGATATTGAAAAAGATAGGACATTGCCATTAGTATATTTTGATAGAGAAAATAGCAAGATATGTAATCATAATGATAAATATAAATCTATAACGTTATGTTTTAAAAGTAAAACAGAAATAGATATAGTTAAAGGTGAAATTGAAATTGAAGAAAAAAATATAATAGAACAGCAGACAAAAAAAAATCTTATTGATTTAAGTATATGGGAGGTTCCTGATCAGCATATGGGGGAATCCAGTAAAGCATATCCAGAAATGTGTTATACTACTTGGAACCTTGACCTAGCAAAAGAAAATTGTTGTCTGTTTGTTAATGTAAAGGTATATGCTATTAATGGTGAATATAGGGAACAACATTTTGAAATCATTATTTTGAAATACGCAATTGCATCGGGGAAATCTATTTTGATACAATAGTATTTTTATTGATTGAGAGGTGGTGGTTGCACTGCCTCTTTTCTATACCCAAAACAACACGAAATGAGGTGAGCCAGATGGCATTAACGCCAAAACAGAAGATATTTGCAGATGAATACCTAATTGACCTTAATGCCACCAGGGCTTACAAGGTGGCGTATCCGAGCTGCAAAAAGGATGATACGGCAGCAGTCAACGGAAGCAGGATGCTAAGAAATGCTAAGGTTGCGGAATATATACAAGAGCGCATGAAAGAACGGGAGAAGCGTACTGAGATTACGCAGGACTGGGTATTGGAGGAACTGCGCAAGATTGCCAGCGTAAACGGAACCGATTTTGCACAGGTTGTGCGAGAGCCGGTCATCCGTAATAACTCTTATGTGGTGGATCCCGATACTGGCCAGGTGCGGACAAGGGATGTGGTCAGGATAATCCCGACAGCGGAACTGACAGAAGAAAAACGGGCGGCTATCTCCGCAATCAAGGAAACAAAGTTTGGAATAAATGTGGAAACCTATGACAGGTTAAGAGCCTTGGAGCTCCTGGGACGCCATCTGGGGATGTTTAAGGACAAGATGGAGCTGTCTGGTGGCCTGGATACCGAAAAGACCAAGCTGGATGACTTGCTCCAGCAGATGCGCGGTGGTGGCCAATGAGTGCAGAGAGATTATTACTATCAGATAAGTACAAGGCGTTCCTTTGGTGTGACGCGCCGGTGGAGTTCCTGGAGGGCACCACTGCTGCCGGCAAGACCACGGTTGGGCTGTTCAAATTCATGCTTAAGGTTGCTGAAAGCCCTAAGAAGCTGCACATCTTGGCTGCGGATGATACAGGCGCCGCCGAGAAGAACATCATCCAGAAGGACCTGGGTATCCTGGATGACTTCGGTGTGCTGGTTGAGTACAAGGGTAATGGCGGCGGTGGTTATAACATGCCCCACATCCTCTTCCACACATCCGGCGGCGATAAGATAATCTTTGTTGTCGGCTATGGCAACAAGCGCAAGTGGAAGGATGCCCTGGGCGGCCAGTACGGATGCCTGTACATTGATGAGATTAACACGGCCGACATAGAGTTTGTGCGTGAGGCCACCATGCGGAGTGATTACCTGATGGCCACGCTCAATCCGGATGACTCTGGCCTGGATGTCTACAAGGAGTATATCAACTGTTCCAGGCCGCTGCCGGAATGGGCGGATGAGACGCCAAAAGAAATCATAGAGGAATTGAGAGAAGAACCAAAACCCGGTTGGGTACATTGGTTCTTTTCTTTTGTCCATAACCTGGGCCTGAGCAAGGAAAAACTGGAACAGATAATGACCAATACCCCGAAAGGAACGAAAATCTGGAAGAATAAGATTCAGGGACTGCGTGGTAAGGCAACCGGACTGATATTCTCCAACTTTGAGCGGTCTAAGCATGTCGTCACAGTCCAGCAGGCCAAGGCACTGAAATTCAAAAAGTTCACGGCGGCTTTGGACACATCCTACTCTTCCAAGTCCCCAGATACCATAGCCATGATATTCCAGGGAATCACGGAGGACAGGAAGCTTATCATCCTGGCTGAGAAGGTCTACAACAACGCCAAGCTTGATATCCCATTGGCCCCCAGTGACACAGCAGTCAAGTTTGTGGCCTTCCTGGAGCAGTGCCGGAAGGATTGGGGATTTGCCAAGGATGTGTACATAGACAATGCGGACCAGGCGACCATCACGGAGCTGCGCAAATACAAGCGGCTTAAGGGCTGCCTGTATAATTTTTACGATTCCTACAAGCGACCGGAGATTTTGGACCGTATCAACCTGCAGCTGGGCTGGATACAGCAGGGCTGTTACCTGGTAGTTGATACCTGCATGGAGCATCTGTCCGAGTTGGACCGGTACAGCTGGGATGATGAGAAGGACAAGCCAGAGGACAGGAACGACCATACCATTAATGCCAATCAGTATGCGTGGATACCATACCGGAACCTGATTGGATTTGAGGAGGCTGAGAAGAAATGAGGTGGCTGAATAACATGAATGAGACAATCAAGCGGGGCATTTGTACCTGGCTGAATGTGGTGCCGGCCAGCGGGAACTGCATTCAGATTAACGAGATACTGGACTTTGAGGCTAACGCCATCCGGAACCGCATATGGTACCGTGGCGATGGTAACGAGCTGGAGCAGATGTACCAGCAGGCCCCGGAGTATGCGGATAAATATAAGTTCTGGGCCAGCAAATGCACCCCGGGTATGGAGATGCGCAAGATACATACCGGTCTGCCTGGGCTGATTATCCGCATCCTCTCAGGCATTGTCCTGGATGATATGAATGACTTTGACTTTGCGGATAATGACCGGCAGCGGCAGCTGTGGGAGGACATTGCAAAAGATAATAAGTTCACTCGTAAAATGGAGAAGGCTTTGAAGGAGGTCCTGTACATCGGGGATGGAGCCTTTAAGGTCACGATTGATACGACTGTCAGCGAGTACCCTATTCTTGAATGGTATCCAGGGGAGCGAATTGAGATTGTCCGGAACCGGGACCGGGTGAAGGAAGTTGTGTTTAAGACTCCATATAAGGCGAACCACCGGAAGTACATCCTGTATGAGCATTATGGATACGGCTACATCCATAATGAGTTGTATAAGGGCGACGTGCCAGTGCCCCTCAATGCCATCGACGCCACCAAGGGCATCAAGGACACGAAGTTTGATGATAATGTCATCCTGGCAGTACCCTTGCAGGTGTATGAGTCCACCAAATATGAAGGACGCGGCGGCGGCATCTTTGATGGTAAGCTGGACAGCTTTGACGCCTTTGACGAGGCCTGGTCCCAGTGGATGGATGCCCTACGCGCTGGACGAGCCAGAACATATATACCTGAGTGCCTGATACCGCACGACCCAGCGACCGGGCAGATTATTCGCCCCAATTCTTTTGATAATCAGTATTTTGCCTCTGATAACGACATGTCAGAAAGTGCGGATAACAAGGTCAACGTGGTGCAGCCGGCAATACCCCATGACAGTTATCTTGCATCTTACTGTACAGCTCTGGACCTTTGTCTGCAGGGGGTCATAAGTCCCAGCACTTTGGGCATTGATGTCAAGAAGCTGGATAATGCTGAGGCTCAGCGTGAGAAAGAAAAAGCTACCCTGTATACCCGGAACGCTATCGTGGAGGCGCTGCAGGAAACCCTGCCTGAGCTGGTGGGGGCAACCATCAACGCATATAACTTCCTGCATGGAAAGGCTGCGGAGGAGGTCAAGGTAGACATCCCATTTGGAGAGTATGCAAACCCATCCTTTGAGAGCCAGGTGGAGACCCTGGCTAAGGCAAGGCCGGGTGTCCCTATGATGAGCATTGAGGCCCAGGTAGAAGAGCTGTATGGGGACAGCAAGGATGATGCATGGAAACAAGAGGAGATAGCGCGGCTGAAGGCAGAGCAGGGCATTGCGGAAGTGGAGGAACCCGGAATCAGTACGTCTGCCGGTGGCTTCCAACTGAACATGGAGGGAGGAAAGGTAGATGAAGGTCAAGGTAATGAACCGCCTGTACCAGATGAACCAGAAGGAGTACCAGGGGCTGCTGCAGGTGGCAAGTGATCAGGTGCTATTCGGGATATACGCCATTGAGAAGCAGGGATATGCAGAGCTGCGCTGTGATAAGTGTAGCAGCGTTACACAGCTTAAGAGTCTGACACGGCAGTTTAAGGTGCAGGGGTTCAAGGTACATGCAAATGGGAGGTGATGCCGTTGACAGAGTACGATATCGGCGGCGCCTTCAAAGCCATAGAGGATGAGCTGATTGCCTCCATGATTCGCAACATGGACCGGCACCGGGCCGAAGAGACCAAAGAAGGCATTGAGTGGTCCATGTGGCAGGCTGAGCAGTTGAAAGCCCTGGAGAAGTACAAGAGGGACAACCAGAAGCGCTTTAAGGGCCGATTCCAGGACCTCAACAAAGAAATGGGAGAGCTGATACGGATATCCAGGCAACGCGGTAATATGCAGCAGGAAGTCAAGATACTCGATGCCATCCGGAAAGGTTTTCCTGCTAAGAAAATCAGTCAAGGCGTCACGGCAGAGTTTTTCCGGCTCAATGACCGAAAATTGGAGGCCTTGATTAAGGCAACCACCAATGATATGCAGCAGGCAGAAACAGCCGTCCTTCGCATGGCCAACGACCAGTATCGGAAGGCCATCTTTAATGCCCAGGTATACGCCAATTCCGGCGCCGGTACCTACGAGAAAGCCGTTGATATGGCTACCAAGGACATGCTTTCCCGGGGACTTAACTGTGTGGAGTATGTCAATGGTGCCCGTCATACCCTGGCGGATTATGCCGACATGGCCATCCGGACTGCATCCAAGCGGGCTTACCTACAGGGCGAGGGGGAGAAAAGGCGGGAATGGGGGATTGCCACGGTCATCATGGCTAAGCGCGGCAACCCATGTCCTAAGTGTCTGCCCTTTGTCGGTAAAGTCCTGATTGACGACGTCTGGTCCGGCGGAAAGAAATCCGATGGGCCGTATCCCCTCATGAGTAAGGCCATAGCATCCGGACTGTATCACCCCAGATGCAAGGACAGTCATACAACCTATTTCCCTGGCATCTCCACGGCGGACGATACCTGGACGGAAAAGGAATTAAAAAATATTGGACTGGCAAACAAGAAGGAAGCAGAGCAGCAGTATGTATCAAGGCAGGCAGAAAAGTATGGGAGGCTGGCAGAACACTCATTATCTCCTGAAAACAAGACCATGTATACGGCAAAAGAAAAAGACTGGAAACGAAGGCTTGCCAAGTATCAGGACTCTGGTATAATTAAAACAGATGGGTGGTCGGATGATGCAATTGAAAGACGTAGGCTTGACGAGGCTTCCATTGCTGGACATAAAAATGAATATGGGATATTGTACGATTCCCAAGGAAACCGTATCTTAAAGAAACGCGGAGAAAAAGACAGGATTGTGTATACCGATGAAGAGACAGCGCTAATGCCAGGTGGTGTGTTAACCCACAATCATCCAAGTGGAGCTACCTTTTCAGTGGATGATATTGATATGATGGGCAGAACTGGTGTCACAGAGTTGCGTGCCATTGGTCGTGATGGGGTGTATGTCATAAGACAGCCTGCGGAATGGCCGGAAGGAATCAATTCCTTTGAAAAGTTGGAAAAAGAATATTCTGAGATCCAGTTATCGTTACAGAATGAAATGTATGAAGAGGTATTGTCTGGTCGGATTACAACAGATAATGACTACTCAATTGAATATCAGAGACGCATCCTAGATAAACTGACATCAAAGTATGGTTTTACATATTTTATGGAGGAAAAATGAAAGAAAAGCATATAGTAAGTTTTCGGGACGTTGATCGTCCAATCGGCGAGTATCCAAAAGGGACGTTTTTTGCTCAGGATCATGATGATATTGTGATTCCGATGCCGACAAAAGAAGAGCTGGAAGAATATAAAAAGAAACATGATACCACCAGTCAGTAATGGCCGGTGGTATTTTATTTGTTGCGATATCGCAACGGAAAGAGAGGATAAGAATGAAATACAGAAAGAAACCAGTGGTAATTGAGGCTTTTCAATGGACAGGAGGATGACCCTGAATGGATTATCGAGGCTATCAAAAGCAAGGTGGCGTGGTTTGAAAATGCAGGGACGCCGGATGTAAAATTCATGATTCAGACTCTGGAAGGTGTACATGAGGCCAGTGTGGGGGATTATATTATCCGTGGTATAGCAGGAGAGATATATCCGTGTAAGCCGGATATCTTCCTTGCAACTTACGAGCCGGCTGTGACGAAAGTTTCCATGGATGTTACGGCACATCTGGATGAAGATGAAATCATTAATGCTGTAACAAAAAACATGAAACGGACAGGTTATAATTTGCGATAAGCACGCGGGACTATCCCGGGTGTTATTTTTACGCCCAAACACGAGCATGGCTTAAAACTGCTGCGTGGCCAGCGACACTGATGACAATGGATGCAATAAAAATTACAGGGTGACACCCTTAAAATGGAGGTATGGATGATGAAACGTATGAACTTACAGTTATTTGCTGAGCCCGCAGGTGGAGCAGAGCCGCCGGCAGGAGGTCAGAATCAGCAGCAGACACAAACTCAAACAGGACAGCAGGCATCCCCGGCAATTGATTATGCTAAAATCCAGCAAATGCTGGAAGGAACTCTGGCCGCTAAGGAGGACACGGCCTTGAAAGCCTACTTCAAGCAGCAGGGGCTCAGCCAGGAAGAAATGGAACAGGCCATTGCCACATTTAAGCAGCAGAAGGCGGCCCAGCAGCCAGATGTAGGTGCAATCCAGCAGCAGCTCACCCAGGCTCAGGCAGTGGCTCAGAAGGCCATGATTGACAGTGCAGCCACCATGGCGGCAGTATCACTGGGGATTGATGCCAAAACAATTCCATATGTCCTTAAGATGGCCGACTTAAGTCAGGTCATGGGGCAGGATGGGAAAATCAACGATGAGGCGCTTAAAGCGGCTCTGGACAAGGTACTTGAGGACGTGCCGGCGCTGAAACCCCAGGCATCAGGCTCCACCGGGTTCATCCAGGTGGGAGCAGCCAGTGGGCAACAGCAGACGCAGGCGACAGACGACGCCCTTAAAAAGGCGTTCGGACTTTAATGAAAGAGAGGATTAAGAAATGGCAGTATATGATTATGCAACAACCTTTACACAGCTGCTCCAGCAGAAGTACGCAAAGGAATTATGCTCTGATGCTTTAACACAGAGTAACCAGCAGGTGAAGTTCATCAATGCCCAGACTATCAAACTTCCAAGGATGGCAGTGACAGGGTATAAGGACCATACCAGGACACCGGGATTCAATGTAGGCACCCTGAGTAATGACTGGGAGGCAAAGAAGCTGGAACACGACAGGGATGTGGAGTTCTGGATTGACCCCATGGACATTGACGAAACAAACCTGACCTTATCCGTGGCAAACATACAGAACACGTTTGAGACCGAACAGGCTATCCCGGAAAAAGATTCCTACCGCTATTCTAAACTTCATGCAGAGCTGACCACCTATTCAGGCCGTATTAGTACCGATGTGATTACGGCAGCCAATTTCTTGGAAGCATTTGACGAGGAAATGGCGAGGATGGACGAGGCCGGTGTTCCGGAGGAGGGGAGGATGCTGTATGTCACCCCAACCATGAATAAGATTGTGAAGGAGGCAGAAGGACTCCAGAGGGTTATGACCGTCGCATCCCCGTCTACAATCAACCGTAAGGTACATAGCTTGGATGATGTGACCATAAAGATGGTTCCGGCAGCCAGGATGAAGACGAAGTATGACTTTACAACCGGCTGTGTAGCTTCCGCTGACGCCAAGCAGATTAACTGGATTCTGATTCACACATCCTGTGTGGTCTGCCGCGACAAATACAGCTACATCAAGCTGTTCACCCCAGGAACGGATTCAAGAACGGCGGACGGATATTTGTATCAGAACCGTTGCTATGGCGACCTGTTCCTTCTGGAAAAGAAGGTGGAGGGATGTGCCATGAACGTAGAGGCAGCCGGAGCGTAAGGAGGTAGTATGAGAGCAGTTAAGGGAAATAAAGAGTACACCATTGATGAAAGCCAGCAGAAGTCCTATCAGGATGCGGGCTTTGATATTGTGGGTGATGACGGCCGGGTGACCGCGTATGGACGCGGGAAGACAGTGCCTTATGATGAATACATGAAGGCGGTTAAAGAGATTGAGCATCTGCAGAACATAGCGGCTGAAAGATACACTGAAAACGAAGCTTTGAAAGCAGAGATTGCAGCCCTCCAGGCCCCAAAGCAGGAACCGGCAAAGAAAGCGGAGAGTAAAAAGGCGGGTGAATAACATGCCCTATGAACCCTATGTCACCTATGACTACTACTGTGATGCATACAAGGGAGATGTAATCCCCATGGACGAGCTGGACAAGGCCCTTAAGCAGGCCAGCCGCCACGTTGATTCCCTAACCTACAACCGTATTGTGGGCCGGGGATTTTCTAATCTGACAGCCTTCCAGCAGGATGTTATCCAAGAAGTGGTCTGCCAGCAGGCGGACTTTGAATGGGAAAATGCGGACGAGATTAACACCATCCTGCAGGGCTACAGCATCAATGGTGTATCGGCACAGTTTGGCAGCAGCTGGAACGTATTTACGGACAAGGGCGTGGCTATGAAGCGTGATGTGTATGCTCTGCTGTCCCAGACAGGCCTGTGCTGCCGGTTAGCGAGGTGAACCATGAAATATCCATGCTTAGTTCCAAAACGGCTATGTAAGACAGATATACATGTCCATCTGGAGTCGGAGGACACGGATAACCATGGTCAGCCGGAGAAGGCGCTGGACCTGGAATTGAAATGTAATTTCCAGGACAGAGCTAAGACCATTCTTACCGCGGAAAAGAAGCTGGTGCAAATAACTGGTACAGCCCTGTTTCCTGGGGACATTGCCCCGGATTTTCCAACTTTAAGCGGGGGTACCGTTACCATATTCGGGGAAGAACGGAGGATAGAGCAGGGGATGAAGGCCAGAAACCCGGACGGGACGGTGAACTATTGTCAGTTGGAGGTGGTCTGATGCAGGTTAAATCAACTGTGAAGATGAATTTCCCGCGGATTAAACAGCTGACACAGGCGGCAGTGACTGCCTTGGAGATGACAGCGGAGGCACTACACACGGAGGTTGTCCAGGCCCAGGTGATGCCTTTTGACACAGGTCACCTGGAGGAAGACAGCTTTTTTGCGGATTACAAAGAATGTGGTCAAGGGAAAGCAACGCTGGTGGTAAACACGCCCTATGCGCGGCGTCTGTATTTTCATCCGGAATACAATTTCCAGACGGACGAAAACCCGTTTGCCGGCGGCGAATGGTATGAACCGTGGCTACCTGGTGGAGTAAGCCAGGATTTTGCCAGGAATGCATTTAAGCGGTTTTACAAGAAAGTAGGTGGTATATGATGCTGACCTTGGATAACATCCGGGGATACATAGGAGGCCTGGGAATTACGGCTGACAGGAATGTCTATATCGGGAAGCTGAACAGCAAGAAGGACCATTCCATTGGTGTATATCACCGGCAGGGCAGCGGTCCTCCCGTGATGGCCCTGGGGGGACATGATTATAGCAGCTACGACATCCGGCGCATCTCCCTGCTGGTCCATTGGGACAGGGACGTACAGGCATCAGAGCGGGCCGCCTATGAGCTGTATGAGAAACTTAAAAATGTATCCAGCCTGTCCATGGGGGATACACCCATTAATTGTATCATCCTCCAGGTACCGGAACCGGTTGACGTGGGAACGGATGAAAAAGGTGTATATGAATATGTGATATGGCTGGATTTTGTGTATCAGAGAAAGTGAGGAATGAGATATGGCAGATGCAGCAGGAAAAGTTTATCCGGTGCATAACAATGTGTTTAAGTTTGGCATAAAAGGCCTTGAAAGCACAGAGGAGAATATGGCTGTACCGTTAGATTTGGAGAATTTCGCTCCGTCCATTGACGGTACCGTAGAGGAATGGTATGCCATGGATGCAAAGGGCTGGGCAAAAGCAGCCATGACAGGAAAGAAGCTGGGATTTTCCTTCAAAGGAAAGAGGTCAGTAGGTGACCCGGCCAATGACTATATTGCCGGCCTGGCCTGGAAGTTCGGACAGGACGTCATGACGAAGTTTGAGTGGACCATGGTATCCGGCGCAAAGCTGGCCTGTGACGTGGTTGTGAATGTGACCACTCCGGGCGGCGGTGATACAACCAACATTGACACCCTGGAATTTGAAGTGACGGGATATGGCGCCCCGACATTTACACCGGCGCCCACACCAGGAGCATAAGGAGGAATAACGAATGGCAAGGAAAGTAGATATCACAGATAAATTGAGTTTTGAAGGGAATCCATCCCTGGTAATCAAGGGAAAGGCCATAGAAGTGAATGCGGATGCCCCGACCATGCTTAAGGTCATGGGACTGATGTCGGCTAATGACCCTGGTGCACAGGAAATCCTGGAGGCCTACGACATGATGTTCCCAGAAAAGTCCAAGAAAGAGATAGAGAGGATGAAACTGGGATTCAATGACTTGATTATTGTAGTGCAGGAAGCGGTCCAGCTCATTTCCGGCATGGAGGAACCTGCCGGGGGAGAGCAGTGACCCGTACTACGATATGTTTGAGGATTGGGACCTGATAGTCTCCAGCTTCCTGTCGCAGTACGGGTTGCGTATACGAACGAAAGAATTTGAAACAGTCTCCTGGGACGAATTCAAGGCACTGATTGCCGGCCTGTCCCCGGAGACGGCATTAGGCCGTGTGGTAGCCATCCGGTCCGAAACGGATAAGGATATCATCAAACATTATACAAAGGACCAGCGCCGGATATATGATGACTGGCGTAACCGGGAAATGAAAGAAATGGATGGGGAAACCTTCGAGAAGGAAATGGCCGGCCTGGAGAAGATGTTTGCGGCTATGTGCGGAGGTGGTTAAGATTGAGAAAGTAAGATGTGTAAGATGTGGACAGACCCTTCTCCTGGCGGAATACGTTAAGGGGGAAATTAAATGTCCCAGATGTAAAACCATAAACAGGTTGGATATAAAAATGACAGAGCCAAGAGCCGCACCAAAGGAGTAGCGAGCCAGAGCCTGCTTTTGAATTAAAAGGCAGGTGATATGTATGGCAGCTGACAGCGTAGGCCAGATTGGCCTTGACCTTGTGGTCAACCAGAATCAATTTAAACAGCAGATGGCCGGAATACAGGGGCTGGCTAAAAAGGCGGGAGCTGCTCTCGCGGCGGCGTTTGCAGTAAAGAAGATCATAGACTTCGGCGCACAGTGTATTGAATTGGGGTCCGACCTGGCGGAAGTCCAGAATGTGGTGGATGTCACGTTCCCACGTATGTCCAAACAGGTGGACGACTTTGCCAAGAACGCCATAACCTCCTTTGGCCTGTCCGAGACCATGGCTAAGAGGTTTACTGGCACCTTCGGCGCAATGGCTAAAGCATTCGGTTTTGGTGAACAGGCAGCCTATGAGATGTCCACGACCTTGACTGGTCTGGCTGGGGACGTGGCGTCCTTCTACAACATTAGCCAGGACGAGGCCTATACAAAGCTGAAATCCGTGTTCACGGGTGAAACAGAGACTCTTAAGGACCTTGGCATTGTCATGACCCAGAGCGCCCTTGACAGCTATGCCCTGGCCAATGGCTATGGTAAGGTGACGGCAAAGATGTCTGAGGCTGAGAAGGTGGCGCTGCGGTATAAGTTCGTGCAGGACCAGCTGTCCCTGGCATCCGGGGACTTCATCCGGACGGCGGATGGCTGGGCAAACCAGGTGCGTGTCCTGAAGCTGCAGTTTGACAGCCTTAAAGCCACAATCGGACAAGGACTCATTAATGTACTGACACCGGTCATCCAGGTAATCAACCGCATCATCAGTAAGCTGATGAGCCTGGCCAATGCCTTCAAGGCATTCACGGAGATGGTAACTGGGAAGAAGGGCGGGGGAGGTGCATCTGCAGCCACGGCCGGTATGGATGCGATGGCCCAGTCAGCCGATAAGGCGGGAGCAGCTGCAGGTGGGGCTGGTGGGGCTGCCAAGAAGGCCGCCAAGGACATGAAGAGCATCACCACCGGCATTGACGAGCTCAACATCATCAGCCCGGATACGGATTCCAGTGGAGGCGGTTCCGGAGGCGGAGCTGGCGGTGGGTACTCCGCAGATGAATTTGACATGGGCGAGCTTGATACCTCGGCTGTGGACGAGATGGACAACAAGTACCAGGGACTGATTGACAAAGCCAACCAGCTTAAGAACCTGTTCATGGCAGGGTTCAAGGTCGGCTTTGGTGATACCAGCGTCCTGGACAGCATGAAAGAGTCCATCCAGGGCATCAAGGACAGCCTGACGGAGATATTCACATCTCCGGAGGTGCAGCAGGCCGCCAACCGGTTTGCCAATATCCTGGCCATCAATCTGGGCAAGATAGCAGGTTCTGTCGCCAGTATAGGGGCATCCATTGCGGATAATCTGTTGGGTGGAATCAGCCTGTTTTTACAGCAGAATAAAGACCGTATAAAGGAATATATCGTTGCCATGTTTGACATTGGCTCACGTATTGCTGAAATAGAAGGTAAAGTAGCAAAAGCGTGGTCAACGGTTTTTTCGTCCCTTCGCAGTGACAGTGCAAAGCAGATTAATGTCGATATTATTGGGATATTTTCCGAAGCCTTCATGGGTGGTACGGAACTAGCAGGGACTTTTGCGGCGGATGTATTGGATACAATTACAGCTCCCTTCATCGAAAATGCGGATTACATCAGGACAACCCTGGAAGATACATTCAGCGCGGTTGAACCTGTTTTTTCTACAATCAAAGATTTAGCTGCGGAAACTTTTGAAAAGATAGGTACCACATATGATGAGCATGTAGCCCCCATGCTGGCAACTTTCAGACAAGGGTTTACGGAAATTGGTACTTTGTGGCTTAATCTGTATAATGCCCATATCCTTCCGGTATTACAGAATTTGTCAACGCGGTTTGTGGAATTTAAAGACCAGTATCTCAGCTCACTGATTGATAAATTCTTGGAATTTGGTGGAAAAGTAGCAGATGCGGTCACAAAATTATGGACCGGAGCTCTACAGCCATTCATTGAATGGTTTATGTCCAATGTGGCACCGGTCATAGCTTCATGCCTACAAGCCGCCATTGATACATTCTTTGGTTTCTGGGAATCCGTTTCGGGTATCATAGAAGGATTGCTCACAGCACTTGGCGGTGTAATTGACTTCGTTGTTGGTGTGTTCACTGGTGACTGGAGTCTTGCGTGGGAAGGAATCAAGGAAATATTCACCGGTATTTGGGAGACATTGAAAGAGCTCGTTTCTGGTGCAGTAACATTCATTCAAAATGTTGTTAACCTGGCGTGGACTGCTATATCTGGAGCAACCAGTACCATCTGGAACGGAATCAAGACACTTTTGAATACTCTTTGGAACTGGCTTAAGTCTCTGGCCAATACATTATTCAATGCTATCAAGACATCCATCAGCACGGCCTGGGAGAATGTCAAGAGTAAGACATCAGAAATATGGGAATCCATTAAGGAATTCGTATCAAATCTGTGGGATACAATCAAGACAGCAGTGGATGAGAAGTTCACGGCCATGAAAGATGCTATTGCCGGGGTCTGGGATACGGTGAGAACAAAGACAAAAGAAACCTGGGACGGTATCTGGGCAGATATAAAGGGTATCATCAACCTGATTATCAATGGTGTAGAAAGCATGGCCAACAGGGTTATTGATGCAATTAATGCCATGATAGACGCCGTAAATGAGGTGGCGGATAAGGTACCAGGCATCGGCGCTGATTTTATCCCGAATATACCAAACATCCATCTTCCGCGTCTGGCCCAGGGCGGTTTTGTCCGCGCCAACACCCCGCAGCTGGCCATGATAGGTGATAACAGGCACTATGGCGAGATTGTAGCGCCCGAGGATAAGATGCAGGAAATGGTGGACCGGGCGGTAGCTTTAGCTTCCCAAACAAGCAGTAATGGCATGAGTGAGCAGTATCTGTCCATCATGGTAGACCTGCTACAGCGTATCATTGACCTGATAGAGCAGATGGACTTGACGGTCAATATCGACATCCGGGAGATAAAGAAGAAATTAGTGGAACTGGATAAGCGTAATGGATACACCATGCGGACTACATAAAGGAGGTGGACTAAGTGCCAATCTATATCAATGGACATGAATATCCAAACTATGACCGGGGTCCAGGCCTAACCATTGCTACGAACGTGAACCAGGGCAAGAATGCCCTGGGGGAATTCGTAGGGCAGCGCGTGGGCCGTGACCAGGATAAGATTGACGGCCTGCAGTGGTCATACCTGGATGCGGCGACCTGGAGCAGCATCCTGAAAGAGTTTGAGGAGTTTGTGGTGACGGTCAAGTTTCCGGACATGAAAAACAACTGCTGGAAAACAGAGCGGATGTATCCGGGGAACCGGACGGCCAAGATAGATGAGATAGGTCCGGATGGGCTGCCCACCATGTATAAAGACTGTAAGGTGAACCTGATAGACTGCGGGGTGATGGAGTAGTGCAGGCGGCAAGTAATGAATATAAGGACATGATGCGCAGGAAGTGGAGGAACCCACTGTCTTACCTGCGTGTCACCATTGGCCTGATTAACCAGCAGGCCCAGGCATCCGCTTACATACCTGAGCGGGATGTGTATACCTATTATTCCGACCTAGTAAAGCCCATGGATAACTACAAGGTACAGGAGCTATATGCAACCTGTGACCAGGACTATACCACGGTGGATGGCAGCATGTATTTCCTTCCCAAGGATGCAGCAGACGTGGTGCTCAATCAGGGAATCGTGACGGATGGCCTTAAGGGAGAAATTGAAATCCGGTTTCCCGTTCAATATGACATTAAGGGGCTGACGGTGGAATTTGGCAAGGCATATCCCGTAGAATTTACCATCATTTCAGACAACCGAACCTTGAATGTAACGAATAATGCGGATGGCCATTATGTGACGGAGGTGATTTTTGAGGGAGCTACTTTCTTGAGGTTTGTGCCAGCAGCCATGGTCAATGGACAGAGCCGGTTCCGCATCAATCAGATTACCATGGGTATTGGTGTCTATTTTGACAGCAAGAAAATATTGTCTGCAACTAAGAAAGAGCATATCAGTCCGATATCGGAGGAGCTGCCTACTATTGATTTTGATGTGACTGTGGATAACAAGGACAGGGCCTATGACGTGGAGAATGAGGAGAGCACGATAAACTTTTTGGAGATTGGCCAACAAGTTGAGGTCCTTTATGGTCAAGCCATGGATGATGGGACGATTGAGTGGATTTCGGGAACATTACTCGCACTGAAATCATGGTCAGCTGATGATACGGAAATGGACTTCCAAGCATCGGATTGTTTTGATGGGATGGACAGTACATATTACCGCGGCCAGTACCATCCGAATGGTATGAGCCTGTATGACATAGCAGTGGACGTCCTGTCGGATGCCCAGGTGGATTACCGGAACTGCTGGATAGATCCATATCTTAAGGATGTTCTGGTGGTCAACCCGATGCCGGTAGTAACGCATAAGGAAGCTCTGCAGCTGATTGCTAATGCCGGCAGGTGTATCCTGTATCAGAACCGGGCCGGTAGAATAATCCTTAAATCCAGTTTTGTGCCGGATATGGTAGCGACATCTGACAACGAGACGTACTTTTCTCATGCGGCAGCTATCCTGGACCATGCGAAAAAGGAAACGTATGCCCTGCCTGGTCAGGATTATACAGGCGTATCCAGCACACAATATTTCCTTCCAAGGCAGACCGATGGAATCACATATCTCAATACGGGCTATGTATCGGAGGCCGTCGCTGGAGATAATGGGTTGTTTGCAGACAACCCCACAGTCGGAATTACCATGGAGGCAGCGTACAAGTGCTTTGGACTAACCCTGGAATTTGGTCAGAACTGGCCGGATACGGTCGTGTTCCATGCCTATTACAATGGTGCATTGCAGGAGGATTACATGGTTTCAGGGCTCACCCAGACCTATGTGGTAAGCCATGAGTTCCCGGAATTTGACTTCCTGGAACTGGAATTTGTTCGAGGATGCCCAAATAATCGCGTGGTCCTGGATAACATAACCTTCGGTGACAGTACGGATTATATCCTTGAGTATGGCGTAGAGCTGACCAAGACCCCAAAGGGCACGCAGCTGGCCAGAGTCAGGGAACTGCAGGTGGTACGCACCATGTACAATCTCAGTACAGACGGCACAAAGGAGCTTGTGAGGGAGACCATAGCAGTGACAGAACAGGATAAACAGTATACGTTTTACCTGTCCAATGCCTCCTACGACCTGTCAGTGATGCTCATAGAACCGTCAGAAGGTCAGACAGCAACAATCATAGGCAGCAGTGCCTATTATGCCACAGTGGAGCTTACAGGCATTGCGGGGGTCACCGAGGTGGTGGTTATGGGTAAGGAATACCTTATAACGCAGACTAAGGTCAGCAGGCAGCTCAACCCAACGGGTAGCCTGGAAACCTGGGAGAACCCCCTGGTGTCAGATGGGGCTCATGCAGCCAATCTTGCTGATTGGATAGGAGATTACCTCAAATCGGACCGGGAATATGACCTGCAGTATCGTGGGGAACCCAGGATGGATGCCAATGACATTGCCTTTTTGGAAAATAAGTATGTTCCGGATTTATTGATACGGGTGACGGACCATACTTTGAAATTCAATGGTGGACTGAGCGGAACCATTAAAGCGAGGAGGGACATGAGTTATGTGGCAACAGCCAAAAACAGACTGGCAGTCCGGTGATTATTTTAATATCGGAGATTATAACCGTATCAAGGGCAATATCAATGAGATACGCGCCCAGGCCCTTGCTCTGTGGCCAGACTTTGAATTTGAGGAAATGGGAGCGGATAAGACATACCAGGATTACGGCTTCTATGCAGATGAAATTAACCACTTTGAGGCCAATATAGACCACGTCTGCGTAGGGACATTTCCCTTCAATGTAGGAGAGAGGCAGTTTTATCATGACAACGGCCCATTCATTGACTGGCAAGAGTTGAACCGTATTGAATCCGCCTGCCTGAAGATATACAGGAATATATTAGGAAGGGCCGAAGGAATCAGGCGCCTGGCGTTCACACTTAATGGAGGTGCATTTGAGTAATGAGTTTAAAAACAGATTATAAGGACGACATCTTTGAGGGTTCCAGGATTTGGAGGATTGCCACCAATGAGGATGGTACCTGCATGATAGCAGATGCCACTCCATATACCCAGAAGGGGGATAAGTTTGGACAGAATGACATTAACGCTACGAATAAGGCAGTGAATGCCCTGAACCATGTTGTACCCGTCACGCTCCAGGCATCCGGATGGAGCACCGCGGCCCCATATACCCAGACTGTGCCGATAGAGGGGCTGACAACGGAGGACAACCCCATACTGGTAAAGGTGATTGCAGATGGGGCAACGCCGGAACAGGTGAAAGCGTATAACAAGGCATTTGGAATGATTGACGATGGGGACACGGCAGATGGGCAGGCAACATTTAAATGCTACAATAAGAAACCCACGATTGACCTAACCGTGGGCTTGAAAGGAGTGTAAAGATAGATGGGAGAAATATTGATGACAGGCGGGAGCGGAGGCATCACTTCAGATGATGTGACCGTGGTAAAGGCCCATATACTAAAGGGCGAGACTGCATTAACAGCGGACAGCAATGATGAAGTCATAGAGGGTGAGATGGATGTACAGAGTATACTGTCTTTTAATGGTGCCGTGTACTCTTCCACGGCAATCATGTTTACATGGCAAAATCCATTGAAGGGGCCGTTTTCAGGAGTAATCATCGTGGGAAAAACAGACGGTTATCCAGAAAACGTTGATGATGGAACAAGATATTATAAAGGTTATGGCAGTAATGTCATGGCCTCTGGGATATCCAATGCAGTCGTAAATGGTTTCGTATCAAATAAGACCTATTATCTTAAGGCATTCAGTTATGTTTCAAAGAATAATATCGAATGGATACATCCAGATGCATTTTCCTGTGTTGAGGTAATAGCGAAAGGAATAAAGACATTCACATCCTCGGGAGAGTTCACTGTTCCAGAAGGCGTTGGTGCTATTGATATATTTGGTGTTGGGGGAGGCGCGGGCGGAGGTTCTGGCGGAAATAGTCGGTACGGTAATGGTTCTGGTGGAGGCGGTGGATACACCGTCACTGTTAAAGATGTTAAAGTTACCCCAGGTCAGAAAATACCGGTGACCATTGGAAATGGAGGGGAAGCAGGTATATATAATGGGTCTGGAAATAACGGAGGAGCTGGGGGAAATACAGTTGTGGGAAATTATCTTACGGCAAAAGGGGGAGGGGCAGGACAGGGAAGAAATGGCGGTGGAAATGATGGTGGAAGTGGTGGTTCCGGTGGTGGTGGGGGGTCCTATTACGCACCGGGTGTAACACTTTGCGGCGGAGGAGATGGTGGGAGCAATGGCGGTGCAGGAGTTAACAGCCATGGTAATGTCGTTTATTTAGGTGGCAGTGGACAGGGAAGAACAACGCGCGCCTTCGGGGAATCTTCAGGAACCCTATATTCCGCAGGCGGTGGGGGTGCGGGAGCGGATTACAGTGGCCGTGGTGGAGCTGATGGCGGCGGAGCTGGTACCAATTGGAATGCTTCTGGTTCTGGAGGGAACGGAAATACTAACACGGGTTCTGGTGGAGGCGGAGGCTGCAGCTGGTATAACGGTGGCGCTGGTGGATCTGGCATAGCAATTATCCGATGGGGATATTAGAGAGAGGAGGACAACTGGAATGGTTGCACATACAATTTATGCAATAATATGGGAGGATACAATCAGGAATATAACCCCCTGTGATGATTATGAACTGGCAAATCGCCTGGCAAGAGCAAGCCATGGGAACAATGCGTATGCAGTGGAATGCACGCAGTATCCCTGTGAGATAGGGGATAAGTACATTAACAGCGTGTTTTATAAGGCTGATGGAATAACGCCTATTGAATATATCCCTACTCAAGAACAGCAGGTAAAGCAGCTCCAGCAGGAAAATGCGGAACTGACTATTGCATTGGCAGACGTGATAGGAGGTGTGATGTCGTGATAAGCAGTATCCAAAGAAATATCATCATCCGGGCCTTGCAGATTCGGAAGAATCAAGGAGAGGAGCCGGCAGATATTCTGGAAGGTTACAGGAACCTGACAAAAGGCGAGAAGGTCGAGATACTGGCGGTATTGGAAAGGAGCAGTAATGGGTAAGATATGGATACCTGGGGGCGGTGATGGCGCTGACCTGGATGTGATAACAGCAGCGGCATTGGATGTACGCAAAGGGAAAGTGATCGTAGATAAAGACGGAAATCCATTGACGGGAATCATGGCGGAAATAGCCGCTAAGACCTACACGCCGGGGACCTCTAACCAGGTTATTGCGGCTAACCAGTTCCTGGCTGGGGCACAGACTATTAAGGGGGACGGGAATCTAAATGCAAATAATATTGTTTATGGGAAGAGCATTTTTGGCGTTTCCGGAAATGTGCGGAAGTATGCGAGTATAACTAAAACCCTTACATCATCTACCAGTAAAGTCAATTTTACGGGAGGTGATTGCTCCATATACGCTTATTATGTGAGTATTAGCAATATTGGCTTCACACCTCTCTATGCATCAATTGTAGGTGAACACGCTGATTACACCCCTATTCATGGAGGAGGAGATGGGTGGGGATTTGCTTATGCTGAAAGAAGCAACAGAAGTAGTTATGGAACCCAATTTTTATATTGGCTTAATGGTGGATACTATTCCTTAAACTCCGGCTTGGTAAGACTCCCAGCGGGATCAATAAACGGGGGAAGAAATATGACAGTTAAAGTATTTGGTTACTATTAATAATATCCGGCAACACAGTACCAGACAGTACCATTTTCAATACATGGTAAGACAGCATTGGTACTATTTACATGCCAAGCACCACTCATATTAAAATCAAATCGGTAATTCCATCCAGCACAGTGGGCAGGATTGCCTGACCAAAATCCCACTAGGGTACCATCTGTCCAGGCAATGCACGATACATTAAACCCTGTTGGTATTGTCGCCTTATACATTGACCTTCCAGGATCATATCCAGCACTGATAGAGATGCTTGCAGTACCTGAGGATGATACGGTACTGTTTTTCACGGCATACTTCCGGACATTGCCGGCCACCCCAAATATAGACTTCCCATAAACAATATTATGGCTCTAAAAACAGGCTTCCCATAAACAATAGTATCGCAAGATAGGAAACATACCTATACTTGAAACCATCATTGATAAACAGTATATCACAAAGAAAGGATTGATGAAACATGAAAGCATTAGTAATCTATGACGACACCGGACGTATTTGGACTATTATGTATGGCGAGGAACAGGTACCACAAGGCCTGCAGTGCATCTGGGTAGATATCCCAGATGGTGCGAGACTGGACCATATTGATGTGACAAATGCCGGCAATCCGCAGCCGGTCTTTGCGTATCTGCCTGAGTCAGATATTGGACGTCTGCAGGAACAGGTGGTAAGTCTGGGTGACCAGCTCACAGAGGCACAGTTGGCGCTTACAGAACAATATGAGTCCAATTTGGCACTGGCCGAAGAGGTAACCAATACCCAGCTGGCCCTGACAGAAATTTACGAGGGAATGGAGGTGTAAGGAATGGCAAGTTATATGGTAATTGTATATGCGGACCTTATTCGCAAGGGCAAGAAGACGATTGAACAGGTCCCGGAGAAGTTAAGGGTGGAAGTCGAGGCAGTACTCAATGCTTAGGCTGCTGCTCTTTTTATTATTGAGGAAGGAGGTGGATACCATGGCAGTCATCTATGCGACCCTGATTGTGAAGGGGAGGAAAACATTCGGACAGGTCCCGGATAAAATTAAGGACCAGGTGCGCCAGGTACTGATTGACCTGGAGTGTGAAGAACTGATTACTGAGTAAGGAGACATCATGGGCGAGATAATACAGTACATAGTTGTCCATTGGGTGGAGTGGCTGTTTGTTGCCATATCCACCTTTTTAGGCTTATGTTACCGGCAGATGGCAAAACGGCAGAAGGAGGAGAGCCGGAAAAATGCCGCACTTCACGATGGTATGCAGGCACTTTTGAGGGACCGTATCATACAGGCCTACAATCATTATCAGGACAGGGGTTACTGCCCTATATATGGCAAAGAAAATGTTAAGCGGATGTATGACGCATACCATGTCCTGGGCGGCAATGATGTGGCAACAGAGCTTAAGGACAAACTTATGAAGATGCCGGAGGAGCCGGCAGAAAGAGAGGAGTAGGATATGGATTTTGGAATAGCGAGTGTGGCAGGGATTACAGTGATTTGCTATCTGGCCGGGATGGCCTGCAAAGCATCCGCCAGACTTAGGAACGAGGTTATCCCGGTAGTATGCGGAGTGGCGGGGGCAGCCTTGGGAGTGGTAGGAATGTATACCATGCCGGACTTCCCGGCCCAGGATGTTATCAATGCGGTGGCCATTGGAATTGTATCCGGATTGGCTGCGACCGGGATTAACCAGGCTGTCAAGCAGCTTAAGCAGTAGTAACCATTTACCATTACATAGAAGGAGAGTAAGATTATGCCAGAAGTAAGAATGACAGAGCAGCAGCTGAATGACCATGTAAACAACAATCCGATGACTAATAAGCGTCCATTGACGGAGTGCTCCCATAAAGCGCCCTATGGCCCGGGGACTGGCAGGGAGGACCCGAGGGCACACGACCCGAAGCCTACAGACGATAAGGAGAAGTGGCAGCCAAGCAACACCCCGAAGCACAATTCCGACCAGGACCCGGAACACGGACCGGGTATGGAGTAATTTGTTGCGATATCGCAACTTGTGACGTCACAACTTTTCATGGCTCAGGGATGCCCCTGGGCCTTATTTTTTTGATGGAGGAAAACACTATGAGTAAAACAGCAGAAGGATTAATACAGCACTGCAAGGACAAGCTGGGTACACCCTACGTTTACGGCGCCAAGGGTGAGGTCCTTACCCAGGCCATCCTTGACCGCCTGGCCCGGGAGAACCCAGGCACATACACATCCACCTACAAAGCCAAGGCAGCCAAGTACATAGGCCAGCGCTGCACGGACTGCAGCGGCCTCATCAGCTGGTACACCGGGCGCATCCGTGGCAGTTACAACTACCATGACACAGCCGTGGAGCGCGTGGGTATCGACCATCTGAACGAGACCATGGTCGGTTGGGCACTGTGGAAGCCGGGACACATCGGGGTGTATATCGGGGATGGCTGGTGCATAGAGGCCAAGGGCATTGATTATGGCACAAAAGAGAGCAAAGTGACCGCCACACCCTGGCAGAAGGTCCTCAAGCTCTGCGACATCGACTATACCCCGGTCCCAGTGACATACACCCAGGGCTTTCAGCCGGCCGCAGACGGCCAGCGCTGGTGGTATCAGTTTACAGACGGCAGCTATGCGGC